AAGTCCCTCAAACAAAACCCCAAATTTAGGGCTTTCATCCTTCTCGCCCAAGAGAAGGCGGAGAAGAAGGACCACTTCTGTCTGGTCCCCAAGAGGGGTTCAAAATCCTACAAAAAAATAATCAAAGATAACAAGTAAGAATGAGTATCTCCAAGTGGGAAGAATCTGTGAAAGTAGCGAAAATTAAAATTGGTGTTGACCCAAAGAAGTTTACCAGGGTGCAGGGTAAGCTTCTTAAGGAGGCCCAAAAGGTTTATAGTATCATGTTATTAAAGTCTAAATCTTAAATTGAAATCCCTTCAAATTCTGTGGTTCGTAAACGATAAGTTGATGAAGTTTCCACGTGCATCCGAACTTCCTGTTCAAGAAATACACACTGCAAAGTTCAACTATACCGTGTCCAGAATTTCTTGAATACAGTCCATTCAGAATTTCATCATGTATGGGATTCTTATCGGCGTCAAATACACTCGCCTTAATCTTATCTTCCATCGTGGTATCCACCTTTACACGAAACTTCGGTTCACGACCAGTGGATTCTTTCATATTAGAATTAAACATAGGAACAAGTTCTTCACGTGTCATCGTGCTTCCAAAAATGGATTCACTTTGTTCGTGGACCGAATCTATGATCATATTCTCCAGGGATTTGAGAGAATCGTAAAAAGTTTTCATATAACTCTCTTCCTCGTCGAATCCCTTGATGGCGAAATCAATATTGTATTTTGTTGGACCAATTTCTGGGACGAAACCTGAAACACCGAAGGGCATATACATACGAGGTAATTGAATTCGTAGTGGGGTTCCCTGTTTGGTAGATATAACAATTCGTCTGTTGTTGAACTTGTTAATTTGAATATTTTCGATAGCTTTGTCCATGAGTGCTGTATATAGTTTATGACTCAAAACTTTAAGCTGAACAAGCTACACAGTCGGGTTCGAGACTAAACTGAATAGGACGCGCTTTGGCCTTACTTCTCAGATAATACATACCAGTCTTCAACCCAGACTTCCAAGCATACATGTGCATCGATGAAAGTTTGGACATTGTGGGACTCTCCATGAATAGATTCATCGATTGAGACTGGTCGATGAAACGACCCCGATCCGCCGCCATATCTATAATACATTTCTGACTAATCTCCCATACAGTTTTGTAAAGATTCTTGATATCCTCTGGAATGTCTACAATACTTTGGATAGACCCCCCCGCCTTCACCATCAAATCTTTCATTTCTTTTGACCAAAGACCAACCTTCTTGAGATCATCTACGAGGTGTTTGTTTACCACTACAAACTCCCCTGCTAGGGTGCGTCGGAGATAAATATTTGTCGTATAGGGTTCAAAACATTCATTGTTTCCTAAAATTTGAGCTGTAGAGGCTGTGGGCATGGGTGCGAGGAGAAGACTGTTCCTCAAACCCTTAGTCTTCACACGTTCACGCATGGCGTCCCAATCATATCGGCCACTGAACTTTGTTTCCCCCTCCCACATATCAGGTTGGAGAATACCCTCTGAGGTTGGTGAACCGATAAAACTCTCGTAGGAACCCTGAATCTCGGCCAGTTCTGAACTCGCTTCGAGGGCCGCGTGATAGATAGTCTCAAAAATATGCGCATTCATGGTTCGTGACTCTTCACAATCGAACGGGAGTCCACACAAAATGAAAACATCCGCGAGTCCCTGCACACCCAACCCGATGGGGCGATGCTTCATGTTGGAGCGTCGCGCGGTTTCTACGGGGTAGAAGTTGCGGTCGATGACACGGTTCAGATTCTTCGTGACAATCTTTGTGACTTCGTGGAGCTTCTCATAGTCGAACGTTTTCGCCTCCTCGTTAACATACTTGGGGAGGGCGATCGACGCCAAGTTGCAAACGGAGGTTTCCTCTTTGTTGGTGTACTCTATAATCTCCGTGCATAAATTGGAACTCTTAATCGTTCCTAAATTTTTCTGATTACTTTTTTTATTGCATGCATCCTTGTACAGCATATAAGGGGTTCCCGTCTCCGTTTGACTCTTGAGAATAGCTTTCCAAACTTCCGTAGCTGGAACAGTCGCGTTAGCTAAACCCTCTTCCTCGTACTTGGTATACAGTGCCTCAAATTCATCACCATACACATCTGACAAACCTGGTGCCTTATCCGGGCAGAACAGAGACCAATTACCACCTTCTTCAACCCTCTTCATGAAGAGATCGGGAATCCACATGCCACTGAAAAGGTCGCGGCAACGCGCCTCCTCGTCACCTTGGTTGAGACGAAGTTCCAGGAAATCCATGATATCCGCATGCCATGGTTCGACGTACACCGCGATCGAACCCTTACGACGACCAGCTTGATTGACGTAGCGTGCGGTCGCGTTGAATACACGAAGCATGGGAATAATCCCATCTGATTGACCGTTGGTGCCCCTAATTCGGGATTTATTGCTGCGGATGTCATGGATGTGCATCCCAATACCACCAGCCCACTTACTAATCTGTGCACACTCAGTGAGGGTGCCATAGATACCATCAATGGAGTCTTCCTTCGCTGCGATGAGGAAACAAGAAGACATTTGGGGACGAGGGGTTCCCGCGTTGAATAGGGTGGGGGTCGCGTGGATAAAAAACCCCTGTGACATTTTATCATACGTTTCGATGACGGACTGGATATCCTTACCGTGAATACCAATAGCAACACGCATGAACATGTATTGAGGGGTTTCAATCAGCTTACCCTCAACCCTTTGGAGATAACTTTTTTCTAGGGTTTTGAGACCGAAATAACCAAAATCAAAGTCACGATCAGTTTTAATATTTTCCTTCACCTGTTGGGCAGCTTCCACAACTTCATCTGTAATGACCCCAGCCTTCTGGAGTTTTCTCATCGCGAGAAGAAAGTTGTTGGGGCATACCTTTTGAATATTGCTCGCGATGATGCGAGTCGCGAGAGTTTCATAGTCTGGGTCGGCTGTGATCATTCCAACGCAAATTTCAGCAGAAAGAATGTCGATTTCCTGGGCAGTGATATTATCATACATAGATGAGAAGACCTGCTGGGCAACCTTGGTGGAATCACAGGTTTCAGAGAGACCGGAACTTAAGTTCTTGATCCTATTGGTGACATTATCAAATTTCATATCCTCAATACGACCTGAGCGTTTAATGACCCTCATATAACTATTAATAAAATTTTATTTTTAAACTACTTTGTGCACTTCTCAAAATCCTCACACCTCACAGTTGCGGGACCCAAAGTCTCGAACTTTCTGTCTGGTTGGAGGAGATAAGTGTTTACGAAGAATGGGCCAACCTCCCCAGGTTTTGATACTGGGGGATAAGATCCGACAAAGCAGGCTGGGGGTTTGCATGGGATCTCCTCTACATTGTTTGGTTTAGAGTCATACACATTAAAGTCAGCGGGATTCAACATTTAATATTTACAGATGTTTTTTTTCGTGGACTATATTAAATGAGTAACCTTGAATCTCTCAAGCAGGTTGAGACCCCCTTGAATAAATTGTATTTTTCCCCCCTCAACAAGGATTTGGTTCAACGTGGAATTCGTCAGACTTTTAAGAACAGGACTGGCATCGCTATAGACTACCAAAATCCCAATGATGTATACAGTATCATGCGTGCTGTGTTTATCAGCAACTCGGGGGATCACTACAGTAACATTAACAACCAAGTCAGGGACATGAACGTCCGTGTCATCGATACCACTGTAGGTCAAATCCAAACCGGTGTATCCCAGTATATGACGTATGCGAGTGAAATCGATACGATCAGTCAACCCATGGACAGACCCTTAAATACCAGTACTGCCGGAAAGAAATTACCCCGAAACAAAATTGGTATCAATTAAAGATATACCTTCACTACTTAGTAAGCAAATGAGTTTGAACTATTACAAGACGGAAACTGAAAAGATCTGCAAAAAGAAAGGTTGGGATAGAGCTGCGGTGGATACAGTCTGGCTCCTATTAACTGAGGAATTTGGGGAACTAGCCTCAGCGATCCGTCAATATAAGAAGACCTTCAAGAAGACCAATCTGAAAAAGGAAAGGGGGACTGATGTGATGATGGAAATGGGTGATGTTTTTAGTTACCTCTTTCAATTAGCTCACATGTTGAATGTCGATCTAGATCAAATGTGGAAAGTGCATCAAACAAAAATGATAGATAAAAAATATTATCTGACGTAATAACAAGAATGAGTGATTTTATGCTAGACGATAAACATTCTATGGACAAATTAAATCCATTTGTCGTACACGAGTTCTCCCTTCCAGGAGGAATACGACAAACTGATAGAACAGAAATTAGGGAATATTTTACTAAAGATGCTATCACTAGAAAACGACCAAGTGACAAGGAGCAGAAGTTGTTAGATAAGATTGGTGTTCATGAAATTCATAAAACCGAAAAGAGTCCATTTTGTGACACGAATCTCTGTGAAAAACAGAGTAAGCAAAACGTTATGAATACCGTTATTCACCCCAGACGTAACATCGATTACGGTGTTTCTTGTAAAAAAAGACCGAATGTTGTTAGTGTGGGGGCAAAGAAGGTCGTAGTTCCAGATTCTGTGAGAATCTCTGTTGTTCTTCTCATCATTCTCATGTTAGTTGTTGCATTACGGAGATGAAATACACGAGACGTTTCTTTGATATAGACGCCTGAATTACACCTGGGATGTATTTCTTAGAAAATTTAGTAACAAAATCCACTTGCCAAGCACTTCCCATATCTATGCGAGGTGGTTGAAATGTGGGATCAAGAATTTTAATGGAATTAATCAACCTAACGTAAAAACGAGGATCGTGTTTCGTGTAGAGGAGCTGATCCAAGAATAATTCAGCCATTCGTTGGAGAACCTCGATAGTCTTTACAACCATAGCATCTAGAAATTTGTAATAGTCCGAAGAGCTAGTATAATTCCATGAAATTTGACTCCAGTCTCCAACAGGTTGGGTGTTTAAGTAATCTGTGTACGTGTTATACTCCATACGTTTGTTGTTCCATTTGTCGTATATGATTTCTACGTAGTTCAGGTCCGAATCTACGTCATAAACAAACTTAGCATTGGAGAGAATGTTTAGAGACATATGCTATAAAGGGACATCTTGTCTCTAAGTAAAAAAATATTTCAATATATAAATGGCGGTGGTCGTCATTGCTATTGGTGCATGCTCTTCGATTTGTTGTAGCTCACCATTTGCTGGAATCTTTCTCGCTCCAGCAAAGAGTTATGACTTGTCAGAGAGACTCAAAAAAGTTTTACCTAAAAATATTGCTGATTTTCTACCAGATAGACCATTGACTCTGGGAGACTCATCACAGGATGAAGAAGATGAGCTACAGTCATATAGGAATGAACTCGGCGCTATTTATGCCGCGGATGATGCGGAACAAGCTATTTGGGATCAAATGGAGGAGAACAGGTCTGAAGATGCTGCAGATTTTGTACTAAATCAACGGGGGAGAACCTTCTATGAAGAGGAAATGTCCACCGCGTGTTCTGATTTTTTTTCGGGTGATCTCAAACCAGATTGCGGAGATGACGCTATTAAGAAGTTTAAATTGGTCAAATGTGGAATTAATCAGTATAAATACGACTACACGTGTCTCCGTGGTGTGAATGCACGAATTGGGCAACCCCAGGAAACATGTCCAGTTACGAAAGCATCGTTAGGTGCAAAAATTATGGATGCATCCATCGATTTGAGAACTATGTATAGACACAATGTCTCTTGCACCGTAGGCACATCGTCGTGTCAAAGTAATAGAACTAATGACAGTGGTGAGCAAGTATCCACACAGGACATCGGGGTTACAACACCGTTAAGTCAGTTCAGGTATGATTTTGTAAAGAGTTCAGACCCTTCAACTTTGGGTTACGAGGACGAAACTAAATACACTTATAAATGTCTGGAAGAAGCAACAAGTGGAAACTGTGAAACGTATTGGTCAAAATCCGTCGCGATGACCCAACCAGAAAATCTCGTTACTGACGGTGCGATGGGACTTCAGACATTAGAAGTCGACTGTCCAGGTGAGAATTATGCCCTAACACAGTTTCAATTAAAAAGTGGATCAGACCATATATTTCGTCAAGAAGATAAGAGTAACGCAACAGTAGCACCGTTTCCAGAGGAAGGAAATTTGGGATTGTATCAATATCAATATACTTGTTGTAAACTTGGCACCTAAGTCGATGGTATTTATGTAAAAAATTAAGTTCAAAATGTATTCATCCATAGCGAATAACAGTTTTTCCTATCTCCTCACCCTAGATGACATTCGTAAAAAATTACCAGATGATCTCCGCCCTTCGTGGGTGAAAATCACGACGATCACTATGGTATCGAGCTTTATCCATAAAATCGATATAAAAAAGTTGAGAACCATATTTGAAATTATTGGAACCTACAAGATGAGGCGTGAAAATTCAGACACGGAAGGTTTCGAGTGGAAGTTAAAACCCACCACATTCTACAACCAAGTCACTCTAACGTATCATGATACCTACAGCACAAAATCAGTTAAAGTATTTCCGAATGGGAGTATTCAAGTCGCTGGTTGTTGTGATATTTTTGATTGCAAACGTGTCATTACGCAACTCGCATACATATTCAAAAACTTCTTGGGTATGGAGATAGACGTTCCTGTTGATTCGTTTAGGGTCGTGATGATAAACTCAAACTTCAGCCTAAACTACAACGTGAATCTACACCAAGTCGCTAACTGGTTTGAAGAGTATAACGATATATTCAAAGTATCGTTCGAGCCCGATCGTTATTCAGCGGTGAAGATCAAATTCAAGCCATCGGAAGACATGAAAGAGATCACAACCAGTATCTTCAGCACTGGTAAAATCATCATCACGGGGGCTGAGACCCTAAAGGAAATCGCATTCGCTTATAACATCATCAATCAGCACATCAATGAAAATCCCCAAATTCGGGTTTCTCCCACCGAGGATACAGATGTTTTTGATATTTACCTTGGTTACAGGTGTGATCCCATGGTCAAACACCTAAGGGAAAATGGTTTCAATTCTTGGATGCAAACCATCACCAACCGCCGAATTAATTTCTAAATTTATAATAACACTATGTCGCAACGACTTGGAATGGCTGACGGCAGGTGCTTTACCGTGCAAACATCAGCCCAATTACTTAACAACCACATCATGAAGAAAAATGGTATCACATTCGAAGATAATTACTCTTTTAGGCAACTTCTTCAAAAACAGGGTCCCGCCGTGATGAAGGCTGTTCAGGCCGAACAGGGGACGGGTAGTTGCAACACCTGCGACAAACCCCTATTGAAAACACCCAACACGTATTAAGTGAGAAAAATCTTAAAAAAAACTTTACACCCATACTCTAGAATGCATACATGTTCTATATGTCTCAATGACGTCAGGGCTACGAGGGCAAATCCTCCGCTCAGATGTGGACATGTGTTTCATTCCCGCTGTCTAGAGGAATGGAAGAAACAAGGTAAGAATACATGCCCAGTGTGTAGAAAGATATTCGATACCACAAAGTTTAAAGTGGTAGTGACGATACAAAACAATGTAACAGTAGCTTCAAACTCTGTGACATTGACTGAAGATTCGATATTTAGTGTTTTAGATATTTTTGATATTAATTTTGATATTGAAGAACTACCTGATTTAGACAGTCTTCTTAGTGACCTTGGGATGAGTCGTTCCGACTTTGATTCCTCTATCCTTGACACAGAATGAACTACAGTATCTCTCATAGTTCAGGCCAGGGTAGTTTCTCGAACTCTTACGAGGATCCTTGATGATCTTGCCCTTCGCGTCGGTTAAAAGTGGACCGGTAGCCCAGCCACGTTTATGACTAAACAGATTAGCCCTAAACGTTATACGCTTGCCTACCTTGAAAGCACCTCCCCTTTTAATCCTCGATTCAGGCACTTTAAAAAATTTAGCCACTGACCCGATTGTATCAGCCGATTTGATCTTATATTCAACTACACCATGCTGTTTATAGAAGTGAAAATCACCCTGTTTGATGTAGTTTGAAGCTCTCCCTGGCGAAACGAACATCATGACTTTGAAGTATCCTTTTTTACATTTTGTTGTTGCCCCCGTCTTGTACACACTTTTGGGATTATCTGATACTACGCGCTTAGGGAGTCCAGTGCAATGGGTATACGAGTGGCTTCCATTCGATAGACCAGAACGATCACCTGGGACAGATTTCTGCCACCTGTATGATTCGTAATCACCCACCGCGTATGCGTAGCAGTTATTGTTATCGACACCCGTCGAAGATCCCCACCGCCTTGTTGTAAACTTACTTTCGTTACCACTCAGGGGGAGGTTTTTCATCGTACATTGTACTCAGAAAAAAATGTTGACTTCTAATAAATGTTGTCAGCGATTACCAAAGCTCGTAACAAGTCGGAAATGCTGCAGGAAGTTCTAGTGTTTGTGCTCAATCTTCTCATCAGCACATTCATCCTCCGCCTCGTGTGGAACCGCTCCCTCGTGAAGCACCTCGACTTCGTCAAGCCCATCAAGACTCTTCTTGACGCGTTCATCCTCTCTCTCTCCATCCAAGTCGTGCGAGGTATCTAAAATTCATTATAACCGACAGTTTTTTTACCAGATGGGTCTACAGTAGTCGGGAAAGCAGTCATACCGGCACACTCACCTTTGTCGCAATCGACGAAGGTGAATGGCTTGCCTGACTTTTTCATGTACTCCAACTGTTTACGAGTCCAACCACAACCCATGGTCCCGTAAATAGTATATTTAGCGCCACCCATCTTTTTTGGGGATTTTTTCATACAAACTTTACAGAGTGCGAAGATGACAACTAAGATTAGAGCCGCGAGGAGAAACATTTATTATGAACTGATATTTAATTTTCGTAGATTCCTCACCATCGATTCAGTCATGGCCCAAGCCTTTTTTGGAGCGGGTCTCTTGATGGGTCCTTTTTTCACCTGACCCTTCTTCAAAGCTGCAACCGCGCGTGCATACGCATCCTTACCACCACCTGTGTTGGGTAAAGAAGCTGCAACCGCGCGTGCATACACATCCTTACCAACACCTGTGTTGGGTGCAGGTGCTCTCTTTTTGGGTTTGGTGAGGGTTTTGAGGAATGTCATGACTCGACGTTCCTTTTTCTCACCAGTGAAAAAGGGATCTCCCAAAACTTTCTTGAATCCTTGAATATCCCCTTTGCCCTCATCTGGACCAATACGACGTAGAATAGTTTGTTTTTTCATTACCACAACACCTAGATACTTTGTAGGGATGACAGATTTGATAAATTCGTGTATCTTGCGCTCATTCACATTGTTAGGTCTAGTCACTTTAATCCAAACAGTATTCAGGAGGGTGTGTAAATCATATAGGGGGTTGGATTTCTTTGATATTCCCACATATTCGTATCCACCACTTGAAACAAGGGGATTAGTTATCCTAGGAAAAATTGATAGTCCAAAATCAATCATAACAGCTTCCACGCCACTGTTCGAGATCTTGTATGATTGATTTCCCCCCAAACGTATCACAATGTCCTTGGTCGGCACAGGGCGTATGAGAATGTTACCACCGTGGAGATCATGGTGTCTGAATCCAGGGATTTCCTGTTTAATTCTATATAAATTGTACAAAACTTGGAGCATGACAGATTTTATCGCTTCCAACGACGGACTAGTATTCCACCATGCATCAAATTCTTTACCTTTGACGAGTTCTAGATAAAGAATGTCCACACCATCACATTTCTTGTACAGGTACATATCAGGAACACCGTAACTTTTCAAACGTTTTGCAACTTTGTATTCGAACGCGGCTGACCCAAGTGCATTCTTCTTCGTGTCTATCTCTTTGTAGGCAACATATCGACGACCATCGTCGTTGATACTCCCCCTGTATACTTTACCATATTCACCTTGACCCAACATCTCACCTTTAGAACTTTTCAAGCTTCCATATGGCCAGTGTGGAACCTTTAAAAATGCACCTGGAGTACACGCCTTCTTACCCCGTAATAATTTCTTAAGATTTCTCTCGATGTTAGTTGACATCTTATTATACTTTGATTTTTTTTTTGAAACACCTTTGGTTTACTTTCTTTTTCTAAAGTGTTTCGATTTTAAAAAAGTTTTATTTTCGAGGTCAATTCGAAATCTGATCGAAACAATTTTTCATTTTGTCAACTATAGGTAGTTGAAAAAGTGAAGGATATTATTTTATTGGATTACACATTTACTCTTCATCATCCACATCATCCTCGATGTCATCAACAACCTCGTCCGTTTCTGGGAGGTTAAGACCCTGGAAAGCAAATGCGGGTAGCCTGGCCGACTGTTCAAAAAGAGCCTGTTGAAGACGAATTGTCACACCGAACTTGTTATCGATGAACCAAATCTGATTGAGATCAATGATGGCCATAGCCTTCTGGCCCTTCTCGATACTATCAAGTGTGACCTGCTCCTTCTGCATTGAGTAACACTCGGGGACAAAGGTGCCATCTGGCTTCGTGAGAACCTTAAGCTTGATGGTGGGTGCATACTGCTCCTTACCGGGCTTTATGATCGGCTTGTAGAGAGCCTCCTTGAGAACAGCAACGTTGAACTCCTTACCTAGCCACTCCTTAGAGTTCTTGGCTACTTCGTTTACGATGATATTATCAAGTTCCTTGAGCTTGGTATGAAGTTCCATGGCTTCTGTGTTGTCAGGATCGAAGGAAAGATCGAGGGAGTAAGAAGTCCGTCCAGTGCCTTCATCGGTGAAGGCGCTCAAACCGTATGGAGACCGCATGAAAGGAAATTGAACGTAGAGTTTTTTGTTATCGCCTGCGTTGAGGTAGACGGCTTTACCGCCATTCTTGTTCTTGCGAAGTTTTGAGAACTGCACAGAGGCAGCGGAGAATTCAGAAGATTGCTGGATAGAGAGCGACATTGTTTGTAGTGGGTTATATTTATATTAGGAATCATTTCTTTAATTAAATTAACCACGTCCATCATATTTTCCAAGGCTTTGCCCTTTTCCATCCTTAGAGCACCAAGTAGATTTTGTTCCCTGTGTTCCCGCACACCAACCAGAATTAGAACAACATTGTTTACCTGGACAGCGAGTTGCAGTGGGTTGTCCACATCTTCCATTTGTGGAAACGGTCACACCAACTGGACTGGGGGCAGCACGAGTAGGGAGTGTGTTTTCCATAGGAACAGGTATAACTTCCACCATGGGTTTTGTGCTATCAATCTTTGCATTCTCGATCATCATTTGGTTGATTAATTGAGTGCGTCGCAGTTGTTGTTCCTGATGACTCTTGGATGCCCAAAAAACGAAAAATAGAAATATCAAGAAT